CGAGGCCTTCCTCATCCAGGGCGAGCCCGTCCGCGACCGCGAGCGGCTGGTCTGGACCGTCGATCTGCGCCCGGCTTGATCGCGATGAAGCTGAAGCTCGACATCGCGCCCGATCTCGTCGCCGCCATGGCGGCAGAGGTGAAGGCCGGCGAGAAGGCGGTCACCGCCGCCATGCGCGAGGCCGGCACCGGGCTGAAGACCGCCTGGCGCGGCCAGATCACAGGCGCCGGGCTCGGGCGACGGCTCGCGAACTCGATCCGGAGCCAGACCTACCCGAAGGCCGGCGAAAGCCTGAACGCCGCGGCGCTCGTCTGGTCCAAGGCCCCGGTCATTGTCGGCGCCCACGACACCGGCCCGCTGATCCGCTCCAGAGACGGGTTCTGGCTCGCGATCCCGACCGAAGCCGCCGGGCGTGGTCTGCGCGGCGCGAAGATCACCCCCGGCGAGTGGGAACGCCGGCGGGGTCTGCGTCTCCGCTTCATCTACCGCCGCCGCGGACCGAGCCTTCTGGTGGCGGAAGGGCGGCTGAACAGTCGTGGGCTCGGTGTCGCGTCGCGGTCGAAGACCGGCCGCGGACGCACAACGGTGCCGATCTTCCTGCTGGTCCCGCAGGTCAAGTTGCCGAAGCGGCTGGATCTCGGGCGGGATGCAGACCGGGCGCTCGACAGCTTACCGGGGCAGATGGTGTCGAACTGGGTGGAAAGGCGGCTGTGACATCTGATATGCTTTCGCGAAGGCCGTCGTGGCCAATCTCTTGTGACCAAGCATCTACAAGTGCAAATGGCCTGCGTCCTTCGAACGGTTTTCCTGATCTTTATGTTGTTTCCTGCACTTGCCGTCGGTAAGCCGGTCCATATTCCGGGGCCGGAAGGGCCACTGGAAGGGGAGATGATCGTCGTCGATGGCGCCCTGCATGCTGTCGTCATCGTTCCCGGTTCGGGTCCGACGGACAGGGACGGGAATTCAAGCCAGGGCCTTGCGACGAATACCTACCGGCTGCTCGCTGAAGGGTTGGCCGAAGCAGGCATTTCTTCCGTGCGGATCGACAAGCGAGGGCTTTACGGCAGCTCTATGGCGATTGCCAATCCAAACAACGTTACCCTCTCGGCCTATGCCGAAGATGTCCGTAATTGGGTTGGGTTTGTGTCGGACCTTGCTCCATGTGTCTGGATTGCAGGACATTCCGAAGGGGGGCTGGTGGCCCTTGTCGCCGCGCAAAATGCGCCTGCCAATCTTTGCGGCCTAATTCTCCTTGCGACACCCGGGCGCCCGGCCGGCGAGCTCCTGATCGAGCAATTGGAAGGCAATCCGCACAATGCCCCGTTAGTGGAGGATATCCGCTCGATCGTGACCGACCTTGAAGGCGGACGTCGCCGGGAAGCCGGGTCCATACCCCCGATCCTGCAGCCGCTTTTTGTGGATAGCGTGCAGGGATACCTGATTGACCTATTTTCCTATGATCCTTCCGACGTCGCTGCGACATGGCGCGGGCCTGCGCTGATCGTTCAAGGCGACGCGGATCGACAGGTCCGTCTTAAAGACGCTGATTTGCTCGTTCGAGCAATGCCGCAAGCGCGGCGTCTTCACCTTGCTGGTGGCACGCATATGCTAAAGGCTCTTTCGGAAAGAGACCCGCTCGCCGACTACCGAGACCCCAGTTTGCCGCTGCATGCAGGATTGCTTGGCGGCATCGTTCAATTTCTAGAGGCTTCTCCGAGCCGCGCGAGATTGAGGTGACGCTTTCACCGCTGCGCTGCCATTACCAGCATCCGGCCGAGATCGAGGCTGTTGTGCAAGGTTCCGACCGTGACGCCGCCTTCGACACGCTGGCTGCCAGCATCATTTCGGCGACGCCATCCCACCATAATCTGGGCGGTCTTTGCGAGCGTGCGAAGCGTAAGCGCCGCGGGCGTAGATCTGCCTGTCGAGGACGCCGCGCGGAGTCATTCCTATCCAACGATCATGTTCGTTTACCTTCTTCCTTGGCAGTTTGCTGCAATGCGCTCCAGTGCCGGTTTTCCTCCCGGTGCCGCCGGACCAGTTGCTGAAACGGTTAGACTTCGACTGAGACGTCGAGCGTGCGCTCGACAGCATGCCAGGGATGATTGTGGCGAACTGGGTAGAGGTGCGGCTTCGGTGAGTGCGTAACCACTTCAAGAAATCGCCGCCCGCTCGACGGAGCTTATTATTCAGCGCCGACCCATTTCAATCCAGCATGCGCCTCTGGCGAACTACGAACGCGAAGCTTGATTTCCCCGCGTGACGTTTCTTCCGAAGCGGGAAATCGCTCTTTGGTCTTACCCGGATCAATAAGCCCAGCATTCAGGGCCGGCTTCCGAAAGTACCACAGGGCCCACTTCTGATTGAGGACCGCTGAACGAAACCAGTCGCCTTTAGCTTTGAAACGGAGCTCGCGTTCGATGTAGCCATGTCCGGCAGGGCGCACCGTGGTTCCGTCAGGGAATTGAGCATGGGCGCAGATCAAGTAGGCGTCGCGGATGGCTGCGTCTACGGCTGTCGCATCTCGGAGCTGTCCTTCAAGGCGTTGCGGATCAAGCAGCATTTTTCCTCGCGCCGCCTTGTGCCTCGCGGCGTTTGGCAATCCAAACACCGTCGAAGCAAGCGTCAAGCACGAGTCGAGCGACAGACTATGCCCAGCCCTCGCGAAACCATCCTCGCCGCGCTGCACGCGCGGCTCTTGGCGCTGCCCGCGGCCGCCCTGCGCGGCGACGTGCTGCCTGAGCGCTTGCCGGCCGACGGGCTGCTGATCCTGCGCGATGGCGAGCCTGGGGAGCCCGAGGTGACGCTGTCGCCGCTTGCTTACCATTACCAGCACAGGGCCGAAATCGAGGCGGTTGTGCATGGCACCGACCGTGATGCCGCCTTCGACACGCTGTGCGCCAGCATCGCTACGGCAATCGCGGCCAACCGCACGCTGGGCGGGCTCTGCGACTGGGTCGAGGCGGAAGCCCCGCGGCCGGTCGATCTGCCGGTCGAGGGCGCGGCGAGCCTCAAGGCCGCCGTGATCCCGGTGGTGCTGCACTATTCCACGACCGATCCGCTTGGCTAAAACCGGCGGGTCAGTTGCCGCGACAGGTGCCGTAGTAGCCGCCCGAGAAGTAGCAGTATTCCCGGGCCACTCCGGCAGCGATCATCTGGGCAGCGATGTCGCGACCATCGGGGAGGAAGCACTGCCCGACGATCCGCCCGTATCGGTCGATGTCGCGTACACGACAGGTCAGGCTTTGGCCGGCGACCAGCCGCTGCAGAGTGGATGTCGCGGCGGAGGCACCGCGCTCGTTGCGTTCGGGAGCATCGAGGCCCCAGACACGGATCGGCCGATCAACGCCGCGAAGTGATAGGGTGTCGCCGTCCGTCACATAGCGGACCGCGCCGCTCACGGTATTCTGCGCCGAGACGGGGCCAACCGAAAGAACCAAGATCGCAAGGAAAGAAACGATCATCCGGATGATGATCCACCGACCGGAAATACTGAGCGGGAAATTGGGACTATTACTGCGCATGATGTCCATGTGCTGCACCGCCTGACCGAACGCAACCGCGCTTCAACGAAATCAAGGAGATCACCATGGCACGAGCCCAAGGGGCGCGGGCGCAGATGGCGCTTGCGTTCGAGACCGTCTATGGCACGCCGCCGGCGAGCGGCTTCACGAAGATGCCATTCGCCAGTACTTCGCTCGGCGCGGAACAGCCGCTGCTGAACTCGGAACTGCTCGGCTACGGCCGCGATCCGCTGACGCCGATCAAGGACGCGGTCACGGCCGACGGCGATGTCGTGGTGCCGCTCGACGCCGAGGCCTTCGGCTTCTGGCTGAAGGCGGCCTTCGGCGCGCCGACGACCACGGGCGCAGAGGCGCCGTACACCCACGAGTTCCAGTCCGGATCCTGGACGCTGCCCAGCATGTCGATCGAGACCGGCATGCCCGAGGTGCCTCGCTACGCGATGTACTCCGGCTGCGTGCTCGACCAGCTGACGTGGCAGATGCAGCGGTCGGGCCTGCTGACCGCCACGGCGCGGCTGGTGGCGCAAGGCGAGACGGTGGGCACGACGACCAGCGCCGGCACTCCCGCCGCGCTGGAGCTGAAGCGCTTCGGCCATTTCAACGGGTCGATCACCCGGAACGGGACCGCCCTCGGCAATGTGGTCTCGGCCGAGATCACCTATGCCAACAACCTCGACCGGATCGAGACGATCCGTTCGGACGGGAGGATCGACGGTGCGGACCCAAGCATCGCCGCGCTGACCGGCCGGATCGAGGTGCGCTTCGCCGATCAGACGCTGGTGACGCAGGCGACGGGCGGCGAGGCCTGCGAGATGGAGTTCGCCTACGTCCTCCCCTCGGGCGAAAGCTTCGCCTTCACCGTGCACGCCGTCTACCTGCCGCGCCCGCGCATCGAGATCTCCGGGCCGCAGGGCGTCCAGGCCACCTTCGACTGGCAGGCCGCCCGCGACAGCGTCGTCGGCCGGATGTGCACCGCAACCCTCGTGAACGATGTGGAGAGTTACTGATGCTGACGCTCGACCTGACCAACGCGCCCCGCTGGCATGACCTCGCGCCCGGCGTCCGGGTGCAGCTGCGCCCGCTGACCACTGCCCTGATGGTGGCGACACGCAGCGACCCGGCCGTCGAGGCCGTGCCCGAGGACGCCTCCGACGAGGAGCGCGCCGTCGCCTTCGCCAAGGCGCTGGCGCGGCGGGCGGTGCTCGCCTGGGAGGGCATCGGCGACGCCGACGGCAATGCCATCGACCCGAGCCCGGAGGCCATCGACGCGCTGCTCGACGTCTGGCCGATCTTCGAGGCCTTCCAGCTGACCTACGTCTCGCAAGGCCTGCTGCTGGAACAGGAAAAAAACGCCTCCGCGCTCTCGCCGAATGGTCCTTCGGCGGGGGCGAGCGATACTGCCAAGCCTGCACACCCTGCGAGGGCCGCGAGCAAGCCTGCCCGGACTGCCCGGCGCGGTTGAACCGTCCGCTTACCCATGAGGGTTGGCAGGTCTGGGATCTGGTCGGCCGTCTCGGCGGCCAGCTGCGCGTGCTACCCGGCGCGGTGATCGGCTGGGACATGTCGGCGGCGCTCGCACTCGGTGACGCCCTCTGCGTGCCGCCGCTCGCCATGGCCGAACTGCTGCCCGTCATCGAGGCGGTGATGGTGGCCAAGCTCAACGAAAAGATGGATCACTCCCATGGCTGAGAAGAGGGTCAGCGTCCGCCTCGTGGCCGTGGGCGGTCGACAGGTGCGCGCCGAACTGGAGGGCGTGGGC